AACTTCTCTTGGTAGTCTGGATCAACCTCTACCTCAGCGTCAATCATTCCAACAGCTTTTCCAGAGCTCTTTAAAGCCAACTTCTTTTTTGCTTTAATTAAAGCCAAGTTCTTATCTGCCTCAGCCTTATCTACTTCAGCACACCAAAGTTGCAAACTTATAAACTCTAAATAGGCTACGTATTTGGCGTACAGATCCATAACCTCTTCCTCCATCATTCCAGTAATATCTGCTGGAAGAGCTGGGGCGTTATAAACGTATTCTTCATTTACCACTAACCCTTGTGATTTTAGTGCAGCTATAGTCTTACTACTAGCTACAGCAGCTCTCAACTCAATTGGACTCATTACTGACCTCCCCATCCTCCGCCTTTAAACTGGACTGCCGGTGGCGTCCAAACCTTAGTCATAAAGTTACCGCACTTTTCGCACGTAGGACGATCTGTGGCATCAAAAGTTAAATGAAGCTCTACAGTACTGTCACAAGGTACGCACGTAAAATCATACTTCGGCATTCTCTACCTCCCTAAAAGGTAAGCATCGCTTACATCCCTTTACTGCATCAATACTACACATGGGTGGGCGGTTGTTGTCAACTGCCCAAGCAATGTCTAACGCCTGATCAAATAACTCTTTAGTAAACTCTGGGTTGTACTTAACTGTAAACTCTTTATAATCCTGGTTAGCTTTAAGTTCATAGATAAAAACAATCTCATCTGGAGCAGAGGGCAGATCACCGTTCTCAACCATTAAATGAGTTAAATGCAAGTAAACCTGTCCTTGTAGCTGGTGTGTACGAAAAGGTGCACGGATATTGCGCCACGCTTTTTCTAAATCCCCGTCTGACTGAGCTAGCAAAGCCGGAGCTTCAAAACGAAGAGTTCCCGCCCCAATAGATTTAATTTCAATAAGAAAATCTTCCCCTAAAGTTTTTACCCAACCGTCAGAGTGTCCACCAATTTTATGCTTATTGCTCCATAGCGGAACTTCTTTATACTCAAAGGTTCCACACTCAGGATCATTAAAGTCTAAGTCGGAAGCAAGCTCCCACTCACTAGGTCCGCACTCTGAGCACTCCCACTTACCATAAAGAACGCCCATCTCAGTAAGCCACTTTTGCCATTTAGCGTGGATTGTGTGTCCTTCATCAAAAATAGATTGCAAACGTAAAGTTGGCTTTTCTCTAACCTCTTTGTAATTACCTCGCAACGCGTGGTACTGAGCTAAATGACACCATTCAGGCTTAATCATGTCGGAAGGATGAATAATATCCATACGACGGTTATCAAAAGGCTTGGCTAAAAGGTGTCGTTCAATTGCACCCATCAACCGAGTCTCTCGCTTCTTTGCGTCTAAAAACGCCTTTAAAGCGCCTGCCTTAGGTTTGCCCGTACTTGCCATCCTGGTTTATCCATTCGTCTAATGTTAAGCCTTGTTTTACGTATTTACGTTGGGCTGCATTTCTTTCTCTGTGGGACATGCCCCCAAATATTCCATGCAGCTCATCATTTATAATAGCTTCTTTTAAGCATTCCTTGCGAACTGGACACGCCGGCTGACCGTCCTTGCCCCAACAAATTGCTTTTGCTTTGTCCGCTATTGGTTTGTATAAAGCCTTGTCTCGTGGAGGAAAAAATATTTCTGTATCTTCTCCCCGGCACTTAGCACGATATCTCCAAGCCCAACTGGGCTCGTCTTGATTTTCCATTTAGTCACCTTTAATTGAGTTACGAAGTTCAAAGAAATCCTCCTCTACTAAAACTACGTAGTTCTCTCCGTCAAGATGAAGACCTAAAACTGGAATACGACTGTCAAGAATCGCTTCAGTTGTTATCTTCTTCAGAACATCTGATTTAATGGTTACTGATTTTTTACCAGTCCATTTGTGCTCAATCAAAAGTTCATCATTTCGTACATCTCCTTTACGAGACCAAAAAGCTCCAGAAGCAGCAGATCTAGACCCACCGATTTGTTTTGCTAATCGTTTCTCGTGCTTTAGAGACTCCTTCTGCCCCTCACTCTTCATCAAGCACCAAAATAGGCTGTGCTTTTAAGGTACTCATTACTGCTTTACTAATCTCCTCACGAAGATCAATCTCTTCACGAAGTGAGTCAATAAGTGCGGCAGCTCCCTGCCACTTACGCTCACCATAGTACATCCACCCACCACGTCGGTCGACAATACCGTTAAGAATGCCTAAAGCAACAATCTCCTTACCGGTGTCGTAGCTACCCGCATCAATAGGACCTCCGTCAGCAAAATAAAAATCCATATAAGCGGTCTGCTGTGGAGGAAAGGTTTTGTTCTTCACAGTACGAACACGAATAGTTTGGCCTACGCGACGTTTTTCTTGACCAGTACCAACCTCTAACCACTCGTCACGCTTAACCTCACAACGAACAGCATATGCGTAGTCCTTGCCAAGACCGCCAGGAGTAGTGCGGGGATCTCCGTGCATAACACCGATCTTCATGCGGTACTGGTTAATCATAATTCCAAGGACTGGTCGTTCCGATTCAATGAGGTCTCGCTTGGTAGCTGACGCCACTTTTCTAAAGAACTTATTGGTAATAAGTGCGCCACGACCCACAGTAAATTCTTCCATGTGCTTTTCATCTTCAGCACCAGGAACCAAGGCAGGAAGGGAATCAATAACAACCATGTCCACAGCTTTGCTTTCCATAAATTGAATGACCGAATCAAATGCATCCTCCATACTATTAGTCTCTACAAGTAAAACACGACTAGTATCTACGCCACAAAACTCTGCGTACTTAGAATCAAAGTCCTCTGCAGCAATCCATACAGCAGTAAAGTCAGGGTTAATCTTTTGATTTGCTGCAATTGTTTTAAGTGCAATAGCAGTCTTTCCATGAGATGCCTCGCCCATCAGCTCTACCCAACGATTCATTGGCCAACCTCCGCCAAGAACTACATCAAGTGTAAGAGATCCAGATGTAATCCGGTTAGGAATGTGGGTGTCGCCTGCTAACACAACTGTGTTTGCACCAAGTTTTTTATTAATTCCTGCTGCAATTTTTAAAGCTTCTGCGTTAAGTGCCATTAGTTAATCCTATCCACAATTACTGTTGGTTGAAATCCTCCGCCTTGTGACGGCTGCTTAGCTGCAATTGGTGCTCCGCCTTGCCCTGTACCGCCAACACCTGTTCCAGCTTGAACAATTGGATATCCGCAATCATAGCAACGTTTGCGTTGAGTGCCAACTGGGGCCATATAGTTAACCGACATACACCCAGGACAACGTTCGTTATCTCTAGAACTTTGGGCCTTAGTAACTAGCTGATCTTGTTGTGCGTCGTACGAAACCCTAACGTTAGGCGCTTGCTGTGGGGCTACATAAATATTATTAGAAGGCGGTGAAGTTAAAGGAGTATTTTGTGTGGGAGCTTGAGTACCAAGTTTATTTGCCCACCAGTTGCTATTCGCCATGATCTTCCACCTTTGATTCTACTAGTCCAATGTTTACTAAAGTTGATACGCAAGAAACTGCCGAAGCTAAAGAAACCATCCTAAACAACGTAGTAAGTTGATCTAAATGTTCTTGTGAAACTTCTTCATCAGTATCCTCATCTAACAAATATGCTGAAGTAGCAATTTTTGCTGCAATGTCTGCGTGAGCGTCTATAAACGGCAAAAGCGCAGCTATATTAGAAAGCCTATCTTGGCTAGCCTGTTCCTCCATAAGAGCTACTTCTTCAGAAATAGAAGGTAATCCCATAATATTTGCAATACCTTCTGTAGGAGTTAACATGGTGTCGTAAACAATTTCCCGCATAAGCACGCTAAGTGGCACTTGGGTGACGCGTACTTTTTTAGACTTCTTACGACGTAAGAACTTCATTTTGCCTCTCCCCAACGCTTTACCGTAGTTATGTCCGCCAATAACGGAACATCTAATGCTTTAATGCCTTCCATAGCTAAACGAATCTGTGCAACAGTTTCTTCTGCTAACTCTGTAGGAGTAACCGTCACCAACTCATCGTGCACTGTAAGAATAAGATTTGCCTCATCTGGGATCATCTTATTAGCCCTAATCATAGCAAGTTTAATAAGGTCAGCAGCCGACCCTTGAATTACGGTATTAAAGGCCTGCCGCTCAGCCCTAGAACGCTTCCAAACCTCATTAGAACGTAAATCTGGAAGATAGCGGCGACGTTTCAAAAGGGTACTAGCAAACGGCACTGGAGCCTGCCTGCGGCTCTCACTTACCACTTGACGTTTATACCTAGCAACGGATGGAAACTTGGCTACGAACTCGTCTAGAAGATCCCGTGCCTCAGCTAAAGTACACCCAATAGAAGAAGAAATTTTATCTGGCCCAACGCCGTATGCCAAAGACAAAACTAATACTTTACCAGCTTTACGATCAACTCCCATGGTGTTTCCAATAGTGGTATAGATGTCTTCACCGTTTAAGTAAGCACCGCACATAATTCTGTCTTGGCTAAACGACGCAATTACACGAGGTTCAATCTGAGAATAATCTGCAACTACTAAAGAATATCCTTCTGGAGCAACAAAAAGATTACGAATAGCTTTACCATTAGGTGTGTGCGGAGCCGGCACGTTCTGCAAATTCGGATTACGGCTCGAGAACCGGCCGGTCTCCGCACCATACTGAACAAAGTCCGTGTGAATTCGGCCCTTTAACATTAAACTTTTCTTTGCAGTTACTTTAGATTTGCCAGCTAGTGTGCGAGTGATATCCCCACCCAAGTACGGAATTACGTAAGTAGTTAATAACTTATTAAGATCAGAGTATTCAATAAGGGCGTCAACAAGCGGATCCTTACCAGCTAATCCTTGAAGAGCTGGCTCAGATACAGAAAAATCAGAAACAGAAGCGGGCTTACCCTCGTCGGCCCGCTTCTGTCCTGCAGGGGTAAGAACTTTAGGTTTCAAACCCCTTCCTCCATCTTTCTTGAGGGAGAACAACAACTTCTGTTTTTCAGGAACGCTGTTAATGTTAAAAGCTTTACCTGCAAGTCTGTAAATAGTTGCTTTAGTAGTTTCTAGCTGAACTTCAAGGTTAGCCTTAAGCTTTGCTAGTTCATCAACGTCAATATCTGCACCTCTAAGCTCCATACGGCAGATAACCTCTAACACATCCATTTCAAGATTAAAAATTCCACGCAAGCCATCAGCATCAAGTTGCTTTGAAAGCTTTACCCATAATTTCCAAGTCCACTCAGCATCTAAAGCAGCGTAAGTAGCTACCTCATCAAAACTATACTTTTCCACTTCTTTACCCACACCTTTGACCATGTGGTACCCAAACTCACGCTCTAAACAATCATCTAAACCAAGACTGTTACGATTTTGAGTATCAATAATAAAAGAAGCGTTTAAAGTACATGCGTAAGGCTGTGCTGGAAGTCCGTTAAGGTACTTAGAAACACTCTGTAAATCAAACTTAAGGTTGTGGCCAATCTTTACCTTAGTGCTATTAAATAAAGGTTTAAGGGCTTTAAATACTTCTCCGGCGGTCAGCTGCTCAGGAGCCGGGCCAAAAATACGAGTTGATTTACGCTCGTCTTTACTGTAATCAGAATCCCTTAACTCTAAACCCTTTGCAACGCGAGCAACAGCGGAAGGAAGCAATGGGTACTCAGTACGCAAGTATTCTCCATTTGGATGTCCCATAGGTATAACGTCTACACGGTCGTAGGTAGACATAGCAATCCAAGTAACAATGTTTTGTCGTGGGTCACCTCGGTGATCGCCAACAGTTTCTACGTCAAAGCAAAAAGAATCTACTTTTTCATAAGCAGCAAGTAGTTCATTAAGTTGTTTTGTAGTCGTAATAATATTCATTTGCGCTCCTGAGGGTAATGCGCTGAGGGCTCCTAGAGAAAGGAGACACCAAGAGAGGAGCCCTCAGCACAAGTTTGGGTTTAGTTAGCTGCTGCGATTTCTCGAGCAATTTCAGCAAGTTCAGCCTTAGTAGAAGTGTGAAGTGCTTCTGCTCCAAGAGGCTTCATTGTTTTAATTAACTCTGCAGCTGCAACAGGATCAATACCCCAGTCCTCAGCAAGATCACGCTCTTTCACAGGAGTGATTGAGTATGAAGTTTTTGTACCTGTACCGGACTTGCTTACCGCCCAGTAAATGTCTGAACGGTTGAGTGGTCCGGTTTTCTTATCAGAATCCAGCTTCTCAAGCTGTCCACATAAACGAACCCCTACAACCATCAATTGAAGTTGTGGGTCTTCGTCAGAGAGGTTAAGCACAGTAAAAGCAAACTTTTGATCTGGCTTACTACCTACAGCAATAAGTGGGTCGCCCTCACCAATGCTAATGAATGATTTCTTACCTGGACGATTAACCCAGTGCTGCATAAAGCTCATTGGCTCATTACCAATAAACTTAATTAGCTGGACATCCTCATCAAAACGGAAATCAGTTGCGAATGTTTTGTTGGACTTAGCTACGGCTTTCTTAGCTGCTGCCCAACCTGTTTGAATTACTGAAGAACGGGCGGGAGCCTCGGTTTCATCTTCAGCGGTAAAGATCTCTTCAAGATCTTGAGGTGTAGGTGTCTCGACTACATAAGAGTCGACGTTAGGTGTTTCTGTGTTTTCAATGCGGATACCCATTTGGGTATCTCCTTTCGGTCAGTGGATCATTGGTTGATGGTCAGTTTGTTTCTTGAGAATGAATCTTAGTCCACTTTTCCATCAATTCAATTGATAGATCAGGATGTCGATTCCAATCAATTCTAGGGGCTTCAAGAAGTCCCCGCAATTGAAAGCTCTCTATAGTTGCTTCGACGATAGTTCTGCTGTACATCCGCCATCCGGGCTTCTTTACACCATTTACCATCATTGACTTTAAGCGATAGGGTGCACGTGGTATATAACCTTTTCGTTCCCAAAGCCTCAAAGTAACTAACGGTCTGTTTAACGCTAGAGACATGGCCCCTGCGCTAAACAATTCTAACACCTTACCGTTTGGGAGAGTCTTCACTTGTGGTTCAGAGTCCCAAGCTTCTGGCGTAGAAACTTTACGTGGTTTTGCATTTGGATCTGGTTCACGACGTTTGCGTTTAGAACCTGGGTAGTAATTATCCAGGCTTTCAAACAGCTTGTCAACTTCGTCGTTCATATTTACCTTTACGATTTAGATGGGAGAAACGCCCAGATAATTTTCTTAGGGAACATACTATCAACATCTTCTTCAGTTAATAGACCTTCGTAAAGACAAGCCATTACTTCGTCTTCCTTAAGTACTGGTTCCCAGGTATAACAACGTTCTGTTAAACCTTTTTCTTTAAGAATACGAGTAGCCTCAGCTGGATCTAAACTTTGAGAAACTTTACGTTGACGTTGAAGAGAACGATAACCGTCTACTTCTTGTTCAAGTGTGTACCATAGATGCCCTTTGTCATCTTCTTCACCCTCTGTTTCTACAAGGTTAGAAAGAAATGTTTTAAGTTGCACCTGCTCTTTAGTTAAGTCATCAATTTGACGCTTAATAGTAATAAATTGTCGGACCTTACTTAGTATTGATGTTTCCGGCTTTTTGTCCGGTGGGATGATATTAGGCATGTTGCCTCCTTTAGAAACAGCCTATACCACCCCACCGACAAAGCGCAACTTAGGCGATTTCGATAACCTTAGGTTTCTTTTCTTCTGGAAGTTCCTGCTCCAAGGTAATTCGTAGCAAGCCGTCTTTAAGCTCAGCACCCTTTACAACCACGTATTCAGCTAAAGCAAAGTTTTGTGAAAATTCACGACCTGCAATGCCTTTATGAACATAGTCCCCATCCGAGTCGGAAAGCTTTCCTTCTACGGTCAATGAGAGTTCTTTAACAGTGATTGTAATGTCCTCTTTAGCAAAACCTGCTACAGCCAACTCCAGGATGTGCTGGTCGTCAACTTTGCGGACGTTATAAGGGGGGTAGGTAGAAGTCTTAGCTTCTGAAGAGATTGCCTTAAGTGTCTCAAACATTGGATCAAATCCAATGGCCCAACGGTTAATGTTAGGGAATAGAGAGTTAATTGTGATTGGCTTAGGAATCTGAAGTTCCTTATGTGACCAATGTTGTGAATTTGGATAGCCTGATGCCATGATATATCTCCTTAGACGATATAACTAAAATGCTCCCCAATTTGGGCAAGCACGGGTGTAACAAGTTTACCCCGGAACTTATTCCGAGATGTATGCCTTTAACGCCTCGATAATGACGTCTGTGACGGTACGGCCCTCAATGGCGGCCTTTTCTTTAACGGCAGCCCAAAGGTCTGCGGAGACACGGATCGTACGTGTCGGAGTCTTAGGTGCGTTAGGCATTCAACTAGTTTAAACCGTAATATTCTGTAAAAAAGCCCTAAGTGTCCCAACATTCATTTCTACCCCACCTTGATCATTAATGCCCTCACCATCAATTACGGCATTAGCTACAGCCATTTTTTGAACCAACATAGAGTGTTGACGTTCCTCAATCGACCCTTCCATTAAAAAATCTTGAATTACGATTGAGGGCCAGGTGCTAGAGGCTCTTCTGATTCGTCCATTACGTTGAAGTGCGAGTCCTGCGTTCCACGGGAGATCATAGTTAATAAGAAGGTTAGCTTGAGGTAAATCAACACCATAACCCCCAGCGTCAGAGCTGACAAGGATACGAATTTTTTCTTGGGTTTGGAAAGCAACTTTTGAGTCTTCTTTTTCTTTTGCATTCATTACTCCTGTATACGGACGGCTTTCATAATCTAACGCTTCCCTAATCATATCAACCATGTGCACATAGCTGGTAAAGATAACTACCTTGTTTTTATCATCTGATTCTAAAAAATTGTTAACGTATTCCTTAAGTGCAAAAAGTTTTGGCGTTTTGTTTACCTTATCAAGGCGCCCTGTAGTAGAAAGTTCTTCTACGTAGCCTGAGGTAGATACTGAAAACTGTAACAATTCAGGATTGTCGCAAAGCATGCGTAAAGCAGTTAACTTTGACATGATTTTGCCACGAAGTGCGTCGGCCCCATCCCACTGGTCTGCTTGACCGTAGTGAGAGAAAATATCAAAAGAAGCGCCATAAGATTCTACAGCTTCGTCTAAATCAGTAAGAATCTCATTAGCAATAGATTTGTATAGCTTAGCTCCAGCAGAATCAAATTCTACTAAAATAGGTTGTGCAAAGATTGTTTCAGGAAGGTACGGGGCAACGTCTGCATCTGTTTGACGCTTACGTACACACGCACTGTTTAGTGTCTTATTTAATACTGGTAAATTTCGATATCGCTCTACCCCTCCAAAACGATTACGAACAATAAATGTAGAGTCAAAAAGATCAAAACGGCCAAGTACTTTAGAGTCTACAAACTGCATAATTGAAAATAACTCTTCTGGTTTACCGTTTTCAACGGGGGTGCCGGTAAGGGCAAATTTATAATTGCTTTTTAATTTTTTTACGTATTTGGATCGTTTTGATCTAAAACTTTTGATAGCGGTTGCTTCGTCACATACGATGAATCCCGAAGGGAGCTGTCGTACATACTCCCAGTCGTTAACAACTTGCTCGTAATTGAGAATAACGTAGTCCACCAATGAGTGACCCCAGTCGAAAGCTTCCGCGTATTGAGCAGCTCTTTGTTTCGGCGTTCCGTCAATAACCAGAGGTGTTGAAGATCCATCGGTAAATTTCCTAATCTGCTCTGCCCATTGGTACTTTAAACTAGACAAGCAAATAATTATACCCGGCTCTTGTATCTTTTCTTCATCCATAAGTTGTTCTATGGCCGCAATAGTAAGAACAGTTTTTCCTAAACCAAGGTCGTAAGCAACTAACATCTTCCCGCGCTCACACATAGCGTCTACCGCTTCTGGTTGATAGGGAAGAAGAGTTCCTGTAAACGTCACGCATTGCCCCTTATGATAGCCATTACCTCTACAAGTATAGCAGTGGCTGACTTAGGGCTTCCGCTCTGGTAGTACTCGTTTACGTGAGCAATCTCGTTGATAATACGAGCACGCAGCTCAGCCTCAGTCTCCGTAAATTGCTTTTTCGCCAAATACGCAGTGCTTAGCTTTTGTGATGCCGTACTCAATCTGCTCACGAGACATGTCTCCTATATCTTTTAGTCCGGTAGACCCGTAATTAAAGAACCAGCATTCTAATCCTAGTTCTTTTGTTAACCCAAACATTTCTTTTGAAGCTTTCTCTCCAGCAGGGTCAATACTTGGGTTATCAAAGGCAAATATAAGCCTGTCGGCTTTTCTAAACAACTCCACTTGATCAGCGCTTACAGAAGCACCAAAAGTTGATACGCCCTGACTCAACTTTAGTGCGGCTAATTTTACGGCATCTAAAGGAGACTCAACTACAAGCATAGTTCCGCCTAACCAAGCATCTAACCCAAATAAAGTTGTAGATTTTTTTACACCTGTTGGACGGTTTCTAAAGACGCGATTGCTCTGTCCTTTTTCTTGCCAGCCTAAAAGTTTGTCAGTCTCAGCACTTCGGATAGGCGTGATCCAAGCTTCTTGACGACGGTCCCACAAAACTCCGTAAGCCTGACACGCTTCTTTTGTTAAGCCCCTAGCTTGTAAAGCCCAATCCGGAACCTCGTCAAACACTGCAAGGCGGGCCTCACTCATTTCTACAGGCCTAGCAAGAGAAACGTAAGACTCACGCATCTCTTCAAGCTGTTTGCTTAACTGTTCAAAGTCAACCTCAACATTTGCACGAAGCCACTCTTTAGCAGCCTCTAAATCAAGACGACCCCAAGAAGTTTTCATCTCCTGTACTTCTGCAACAAGAGTTAACAAAGTCCCCTTGTAGCTGCAAGAGAAGCAGTGGTGAACACCGGTCTCTGAGTTCATAGACCAAGAAGGATTGTGATCTTCTCTACCTACGCGTTCTAAATGCATGGGGCAGTAACCCTGCAGCTCTCGGTTACGAGGTTCTGTTAAAACTCCAAGACGCAGCAAAGCCTGCTGTACATCGCCCTCACGGTACATTTACTTTCCTTTTGGTTGGACTATAAAATCTCCGGCCACATGACGTGCAACTTCAATATAAATCTCTGCATTAGAAAACAAGTCTTCTGGGTGATACAGCTCATCAGGTTTGCAACCCCAATTATGCTTTAGATATTCTTTAAGTCCTGGAATTAAAGCGTCAACAAACTCACCCGGGGTCATATAGCCGTGTGCCCGTAGGTCTGCTTCTTTATCTTTTTTACCCATTTCGATTCTCCCTGTAGTCAATTGGCGTTGGTGCTGTAGCAAGTGCGCCGCATAAAGCACACTCCATGTCTAACATATAAAGAGAAATCTCTCCCTCTTCAAACATTGCTTGAACCTTCCATAACAAAGATCCGCAGATACAAACTTCTATCGGAGCATCTTTATCTCTTAAATCTAAACTCATCTTAATGCTCTCTTTCTACGGCGCATATTGCGACGCTCCTTAGGCGTTGTGCCACCCCATATACCGTCAAGACTTGAGTCTTTAACTGCATATACAAGGCAGTCGTTGGTTAGCGGACAGTCCTTGCAGATTACCTTTGCGTTTAGCACAGCTACACTATCGTCGTAATCCTCAGGAAAGAAAATATCTGGATCTACATTCTTGCAAGCTTGAGTTCCGTTAAATGGTGCTGATACCAAACAAAGATCCATACTCTTCAAACTTCCCTTCTTCCCAGTCCCAAAGCAGATCACTTGTAGCCGGTCCGCAGTTACGGCTTGCAACAATACGTAGTTCACGGGAAGTATCGTCTTCTTCATCTTGCTTCTGTAATCCAAGGATTACATCAGAGTCTTGATAGAAAGAAGATGAGTAACCAATAGCGTCAGCTGACACTTGGCGCTTCTTCATCTTCCATAACAAAACCTGAGTAGAAATAACAATAGGAATCTTCTTTGCCATTGCTAAGTGCTTAAGATTTCTAGTGATGTTAGTAAGTGCTTGAGGACTGTTGGACTCCCCCGTCACCTCATCTGTCATCAAATAGACTCCATCTACAAATGCAATGTCAGGTTGAATCTTGTCAATCTTTGCAGCAAGACCAGTAACGGTCATTGCAGATACGGAATCAGTTAGGTAGAAACGGTGCATGGATTCCATAGCTTTTAACTCATCCATGTAACGTACTTCTTCAGCAGCGTTTAGGCCCCCGCGAATGAGCCGGGAGTGGGAAATACGTGCACGCATTGCATCATGTCGTTGTTGTTGCTCTAAGTTGGTCATCTCAAAAGATTGAAACATAGGGACAAATCCGTCTCTATGGACGTTGACAGCCATCTGCATAGCCAACACTGACTTACCTGTTTTAGGTGGGGCAATAATGGTTACCAGCTGTCCCGGTTGTAAACCAGCAGTAGCCTCATCAATAGTTTTAAATCCGGTTGCAAACCCAATTAAACCGTTAGGGCGAGTCTTGATGTTTGTGTAGTCTTCAAATCGTTTTGTAGCATCTACTGTAAGGTCAATGTCCCCGGACTCACGAACGCCTTCGTCAAGTAACTTTGCAACACCTTGGCTAAGGACTGCAATAGCCCCGTTGTGATCTCCGCTAGCAATAGCTTCAGAAGCATCCTGTACAACGGTAATAGCGTGTTGACGTTTACGGTACTCAACAAGTTGATCAACTAAATACTCTAAAGTGTCGTCAACAGCTAATAGACGATAGGTAGGAAAATTGTCTAGTACTGTAACCGCTGTGGGCACTTCTTGATATTTAGTCCAATGTTGACGTAAGAATCGCCATACTTGTTTATTCTCATCAACAAAAAACCAGTCGTCGCCAACACCGCTTTCTAAAAGCGGAGTAATGTCACGAGTTCTTATAGCACGAGAGAGTAACCGTACCTCGTTATCTGCTGCCATTACGGTCTCCCCACATCAATAAATTTGCTGCCGTATCTTAAAGCTCTTGAAGGTATATCCACAACTCCTTTGAGTTCTGGTCTATAAGGTAATTCTGCAATCAAGTCTGCAACTACTGGATAAGCAAGAGCATAATTAAAAGGGTTAGTTCCAAGATTGTCAAGATCTTCTAAAACTTCGTCCATCTCTTTCTGTGTATATCCAAACCCAACTAACTCTAAACGATACCCGTGCTTTTCCGCAAAATGCCAAAACAAAGAAAGCGACTGTCGATTGTAAGTTGACTCTTCACTAAAAACCGGAATCCCTAAAACTTTTTTAGATACTGGTCTTCTATCAATAATGCAATCTAAAGCAACCGCAACTCTGAGAGGTATTTCATTTGAAATATCGCCCCCCTTCATAACTACAGTACTTCGATCTTTCCGTAGTTTACTAGTAGCTGTCTAAACGCTTTAGGATCTTTGCTAGCCATAGCGGCGTCTAACTTAGAAGCTTTGTTTGAAATCTCAGTTGGATAAACCCCATCGTTATCATCCATGCGAGTGCGTACATAACGAATGTGTTTGCAAGAAGTTCGTTTTCCAAACCCATCGCAATTACACCGCAGCTTTGCAGAGGACACATTAATCTCTACTTCATGTACACCGGTTTCAGATAAAAAGAACTGTGTAACTTGCCAGTAACTCATTGATGTCCTCATCTACGTCGATCTCCTTTAGCTATTATGTCAATTGGAATGAAAGCTTCATACGCAAAACTACCCATAGCTTCGCCGTATACGCCACTCCATTTTTGCAGCGGTACGTTAGTTGTAACTATGGTTGGGAATCCAGCGTTAAATCTAGAACGTAGTAAAGCATCAAATGTATTTTCTGCCCATTTGGCGGAAGTGCTGTACTCCTTGCCCAAATCGTCTAGAACAAATGTTCGAACGTTGTTTTCCTTGGAACCCTCTCCGTAAATCCCATTGATCATAGTTTCAATACCCTCATCAAAGTCTGACCACTGGGTCTTCTGAACCCGAAGAAGCTTGGGATAGTCCATAAACATGGCTGGTCGCTTTGGGTTGGAATCTGGAGTGCCCCAAGACTCCCTAGACATACCCCTGATGAGCTCCTGGAGGGCCGTAGACGCGAGAGTAGTCTTGCCGTGACCTGGTTCACCTACCAAGAGCAATCCGCGCCCGCAATTTGGGTTTCCAGCGGCTTGGATGATCTTTCCAGACTTAACCATCTCAACCCACATCTTGACAGTATCAAGAGCTTCTGAAGGCTCAATGTCGGAAAACTCCCACCCAATGGTTTTCATTGGGAGGTTAGCCGCGTTGATCTGTGCCCGTACGGTTCCGGGCAACTCTGCAATGTTGTACATCACCCCTCCAATAACTTAAGTAACTTCTTTTGATGAGCAAGAGTATCTTCGTCCAACCTTGGGGATTCTGCAACTTGGCTCACGGTTCCGTGGATAGTTCCGTAATACCGCATAAACCGTTGGTAGATAGGCAAACCTATACCTATATCGTGGAATTGTCTAGGGTCGTTGAAGAACATGCGTATACCCTTAAGAATAGAGTTCCTTTCAACTCCCTCTCCAACTCGTTTATTAATCCAAGTTGCCAAATGCTTTGCGTTCATCTGGTTTGGGGCACCGTTATTTACGCTAATCAACAAATCATAAAACTCGGCGCAAAGATCATTAGTGCTCCAGTCTTCTTCAGGAGTGTTAATTCTATTTTTAGCAGCCGATTCAACCTTAGTCTTCTTTGGCCTAGCGCCCCCAACTTTTAAAGAGCTGACTTTGCCAATAGCGCCAGAATCATCGTCAGTTTCCAAGATCATCTTGCGTTTTGGTTTTTCCGGGGTTGTGTTTTCTTCTAGTCCTGGCCATGCCATTTCAATAACTCCCTTTCCTTTTTGGGGCGCAGCCCCTATAGATACAGTTACGTTAGTAACTGTATCTATATTTGAGCTACTAGACATATCACTATAGCTATTAGTACTAACAGTAGACAGGACAGGCGAAATTCGCTTGTCGGCAAATTCAGGTACGTATAGGTTTAAAGTCTCATCAGTAAACTTTAAAAGAGTACGCCATTGCGTAGTTCCTTTAGCTTGATACTTTACTGATTTTATATAATGAAAAGTTTTTAACTCTTTCATGGCAGATTCAATAGAGTGCAGCCCTTCAGGGACTGCAGCAGAGTCTGCTAATTCTTGTGCTGGTATAACTCGACCAACTTCAACAAAAAATCTGTAAAGTCCTCGAGCTCGTAAAGATAGTCGTGGATCGGTGTCTGACTTCATAGTTCCTCCTTCTTGGAGGACAGACTCTATAGGGGAGTAACCCTTCTTGGCAACCCGCGAGTTACCCGCTCTGGGGTGCCGGTTACTAAATTTTCAACTATGACAGAAGAGGTAAGGCCTATAAACGAGGCAGCTAGTACGTAAAAAATTTGATCCCACCCGATTGGGCGTAAAACTAAACAAGCTACTGTGCTCATAGAGAGGGCTAGTAATCCTCTCCATTTTCCTAAGGATATTAATAGTTCTTCTATGGCCGTTAATATGCAGGCCACTGCCCAAGCTGCTACAAGTAGTTCAGTCATGGTAAAAACCTACTCCTTAAAAATTACTTTGTCAAGGTGGAAGGTACGACCTACTCCCGGGTTAGTTGGTTCGCACACAACTTCAATTTTAGCGTAAGAAACGCCGGTATTAATAAACCTTGCCGCTCCAGCAACAGTTGTTTCTGGGATGTTTGTTGAGGATTTAGTAAATGAAAATGTAGTTGGGGTAAGCGCCTCAATAGTTGTATTCCCAGACAAAACAGGGAATTCATTAACAGTTACGGACAACTCTTCACCTACTGTAAATTTATGTTCTCCGGTAGTGGTTAAAGTAACGTAGTTTCCTACTACTTGAGCTTTTTCAATTGAAATGGTTCTAGAACCTGGGGCAACTATGTCTAGGTACGCCCATCTATCATTTCTGTTAATGGTTAGTTCAGAAATTTTTTCTCTTAAAAATGCTTGGCTTTCTGCGTACCATTTAAGTTTAAGAGTGTACTTTCCATAAGCATCTTCGTTTTCTGGTTTAATTGCAATTGAGGTGTAATATCCTGTTGCGGGCTCAATATCAATTAAATCAGTAATAATTCCAAAATTAGTAGCTGCGGTTGAAGTAACCTTACAGAAAGAAGCTCCTTGAGTTAATAGTTCATCAAAGATAGTTCCTCTAGACACTGATCTTTTAAGGTTAGCTGATACACCGTTCCAACCTTTTAAGTTAAGTTCAAAAGATGGAGATGCTAATAAAGTTTCAGTAATGTCGTTTAAAGATACGTCTGAAGGGTGAGTTTTAATTGCCCAACTTGAGCCTAAAGGAGTTACTAGGTTTAACGAAGACGCAAGTCTTTGATATTTTTCGGCATATCGAGCGCCGTAAAAACTGTACCCTGCGTCTACCATGTAAGAGTAGGCAGAAGATACGGTTTCTCCTGTTTGTGCTGGGTTAGCTGAAACTACAGTACGTTCATTTGCTAAATCAATAAACGGTGTTGCAACTCTTCCAAACTCTGCTTGCACCCCATCAATATGAAAAACTTTTGTTCCAGAACCCGCTTCAGAAAGAGAAATAGTAATTGTAAAGTTTGTCTCCCCAATTTCTGCAACTCTATTAACGTTTATTCTTGTCCATGAAGAAGCATTGGCAGAAGAAACTTTAAATCTATTTACGGTTTGACCATTAGTGCTTATGGAATAGGTACCCGCTACATTTTTAACGTAAGCAGAAATAACTATGTCTTCTCCCCCAATACACGCACCATTTGGATAATAAACAACTGTAGAGATCTCTCCGCCGCCAGTTGCAGACACATTTCCGCGTTTTGTTCCAAATAACGGTGTAGAAGTTGTAGACGTAAAAGTAGTCCCGGTTGCAGCAGTCCATTTAGTAGTGTCGTCAAAAGACGAATTTGTAACCATGTTTAATTGTGGTCTTTTATCCCAAGTACAGTCGGTTGTAGGATAAAACACCCCAGTATTTGGGTTAGATGGGACTGGTCCACCATTGCCTTGAAAATAATCTTTTATTACAGGTGTTTCTACCATCATTACGGAATCTACGTAAAAAACGTCTCCTTCTTGTGCATCTGGAAAATAAACTGAAGATTTAACTAAAGGATTGCTGTAGTCC